CCATATTCCTCGAATCTTGGTTTAGCATCAGACTCTCTTATATCGAAAGAATTGCAATTTGGGCATTGTTCTTCATCTGTAGTATCATCACCAGCAGATAAAGTGATCCAATCCCATTCGCATTCATTGCAAATCCATCGTTTTTCTTTATAGTCTTTCATAGTTGTAATTTATCATCTACATCAAAGTTATCTGGAACAAGCTGACAGTAACAATGCTCTTTACAGACGCTCCAACCAGAACCTGGCATACCTAAACTTTCCCATGTATCCCATGTTTCGGATTGCCCTGCTCTAGATTCACAATCTGCACAGATATTTTTAGAAACAGTTACCCATTTCAACTTTTGCCCCATTTCTCCAGTTCTGCGGAAAGCCTGGTTAATTCCTCCCACAATTCCTCGTTTGATTGAGTTTCGAAATTCTCCGAAAATTCTTCCGTTTGAAGCAAGGTCTTGATTAAGAAACCCAATAATTGATTGTTGGCTAACACCAGCTCGTGTAAGTCTGTCAACTTCTTGTGCAAGTCGTTCTGTGAAGATTCGGACATCATAAGATAATCCGAGAGCAATCCATAGAAGTATTTCTCTATCTTTGTCATCTAATTGTTGTTCTTGTTCTGGCATAATATAATACTCGAATTATTTTAATACAATAGGCGTGGATAGGTGTAACGCCTTTTTTGTTTCATTTTTAAATTTATCGAATGTAGGCATAATATCTTTTTGAGACTCTTGAATGAAAAATCTTTCTGGATTCCCCCTCCCATTGCCAACACCAGTATGATGCCATACGCCACCTCTTTGAATTGACAATCCTTCTTCTGTAGAATGTATGCTGCGATATAATTCACCAGTCTCATATAAAGGCTTCGTGCCTGTTATGCCTCTTCTTTTTCTCCGCTCAATTGTTTCCTTTGCTAATTCAGGCTTCACACCTTTATCGATATTTTCTTTAGAACCACGTTCCGCACTACGAATTTTACGATCTAAATAATTATGTATTATTTTAGGCATCTCTCTTTCGAGTTTGCCAAAGTCAAAATTAACCTTTACTTCCAACTTCATCCCAAAATTCCTTTCCTAATTGTTTTGCTTCAAAATACTTGTCCTGATACTGCACAATAAACTGCTCTACCTGCTTCTCTGCCCATTCGGCAGGGTTTTGAAGGATTTGCTCGATAGAACCAGCTAGTTCTATGTCAATATCGTTGACTTTATCAAGTTTCCTGACGGAATTGAGCAAAAATTGATTGTTGCGATTCTGTTTCGTTGACCTGTCTGTTGGCATCTATCACTTCCTGTGCTTGTTCTATCGTTAAATCTTTATTATCCCTAATCATGATTTTAGCCCTGGTAATAAGGTTATTATTCAGGCTAAACTCATCTTTCAGAATCTGATCCTGGACTGTTGATGGGTATTCTGCTTCTTCAAAGTCTATACCAAAGCTATCTGGAAGAGAAATGCCATTATATTCTGCGATAATCTTTTCCACATTGTAGAAGTCTTTTTCATATAGTCTCCAAAGGGCAATATCATCATAATAATCTTCTTTTCGTTCCATATCCTTAATCATCAGACTAATGCCACTCGGTACTTCACCTCCCGATTCAGCCCACTGTATCCATAGGTGGTTGTTTGAAGCAACCAGTTCAATTTGGAATTTTAAGTTATCAATAGATTCCTGAATATTACCATTTGGCGTTGTAATGTTATACGAACCATCTTCACCTAAATCCATAATTTCATTAGAACCAGCTCGAATCATATTTTGGTCAGCACGAATACCATTTACCCAGGGCTGCCCAAACATATTAAATCTCATGCCAAGATTCATCTCGGTTAGCCCAATATTAACCTGTTCATTACAATTGACAATATCCATTGCCCCCTCGACAAAGAATGAATCTAGCTGATCCTCTCTGTGGGTAAAAACAAATGGCAGTATTCCGTATGGGTTTTCTTTTTCTGAAAGAATCTTGCCATTATCATCCAAAATAAGATACTGTTCACTATCCCAATATGCCCATTGTAGAGATTGTGTATTAGACAAGTCCGCAGTGTGATTTAGCAGAGGATAGATGATTGACTCTGGTTTGAAAGGGTCTTGACCAAAATAAGGCTCAAAATAGTATATTGGTCTATATTCAAATTTATTATCGTGCCAATAGATGCGATTTGCGATAGTCCCTACTAATCGTGTCATTCTTTCAGCGTGTTTCATCCTAACGTCTTTAGTTGGTACTAGGGATTCATATAAATTGGTTTGATTACCAATCTGCCTCTTCGCTCCAAGGGTGTAGATTCTACTAATCTTATTAATAAACTTTTTAGTAAAGTTTGTTAATGAGGGCGGAATCTCTCTGAAAGCATCGCCATTAAAGTAGCCCTTGATGTATTCATTCGTACTTGTACCAGAATAATAGTCTAAATATTTTCTGATTTCCTTCCTTCTGCCTTGAGCAGCATTTAATTTTAGCTTTGTCAGCATATCTGTTATCAAACTCATCTTTGAATCCTTCTTATTGTATTATTCTTCATTGGAAATCGATTAATAATGAAATATCTAAAAGCATCACATCCATGGTCATGGAATCCATCCTTAACTGGCTCTTCCTTGATTGGTTTGCCATCTTCTGCTTCTGGGTATCGATATTCTTCAAAATCGCTCATCACTTCTGTGCATTTATTATCCACATGGACTCTACGGACACCATCGGCACTTTCAAAAAATCCCCTGGTGTATGCAACACTGGAAATGATATTTCTACTTGCTCTATCCCTGGAACTGATAATTCTTATTCCAGAACGCCTAAATATCTCCATATCTCCAGCACCTGACTGTCCCTGCACTGCACTACCAGCAGGGTCGCCATAATAAGAGACTATTGGGTAGCCTTTAATTTTAATCATCTTAATTAAATCTTCTGTTTTAATATTCTGCTTATGAAGGATTGAGTCAAAAATTCTGATATGTTCTACTCCATCAATCATTTCAGTCTGTAGAAAAAGCACTGCTGGTTGTCTGTACCCAAAATCAATAGAACAATAAGTTGGAAGATCTGTGTCATAGGGAAAGCTGCCCATGTCCAATTCTCTATCAAAGTTCCACACTTTACCCTGGAATACAGAAAATTCTGCACCAAATTCCTGCCCAAAGAGTTCTTTAGACATATTTCTTTTTCTTTCAAGAATCGCAGGATCATCTAACCCGAGAGGGAATTCATGCTGATTAATCCATGATGGGGCAGAGTGGCTCTCCCATTCATCGTCCATTTCTCCAAGTTTGTATAATTCATATACCCAGTCTCGTCCTTGAGGTGTAGTAATGAAGATTACTTTACCTTTTCTCCCTGCTACAGTTGGCGATAAATACATATCCCATATTTTCTTATTAATCTTCGACGCTTCGTCAATTACGAGGAAGTCTAAACCTTCACCGACAAGAGAATCTGGATTATCGGCAGACATTCCTTCAACAGTCGTCCCCCACTTGAAGCGAATGTACATATCTTTTTCAGAAGCCTTGTCAATATCATCGCCATGCCCTACAACCATTCTTTGCCATATCTCTCTAAAGATAAGTCGTGCTTTTTTGTAAGACATCCCAACAACCCATATTCGTTTGTTAGGTTGAGATGCAACATATGTGGCTTCCATAGCACTCGCCCAAGTCTTGCCAAATCGCCTCCCACAAACCATCACATAAAACCTTGCATTCAGTTTAGTGGGATAATGTAAAGCTAATTGTCCACTATGGGGAGTATATTCAAGATATTCAAACCACTTTTTTTTAAAATCGTAATTTTTATCTTGCATTATACTTTGCTATAATATATATTATACTAATTTTTAATGCAAGAGTGATTTGCATTAATTTATCAACTCACAGAAGAGGTCAAAATGTCAGAAGAAAAAGTAGTCGAAACAGACGTAAAAAAGGAAGAACGGACAAAACCCGAAGATAATGGTATACCACGCTCAAGGTTTAATGAGGTAATTGATGAACGAAATAATCTTCGTGAAAAATTACAAGCCGTTGAGCTAAAAGAGGAAGAGGATCGCAAGGCAAAACTTGCCCAGGAGGAAAAGTGGCAAGAGCTGAATCTTGAATTGCAGAAAGAAGTTGAATCATATAAGCCCTACAAGGAACAGTATGATGTTCTTGATGGAAAGATCAGAAATGATGCTTTGGAGAGACTTCCTGAATCTAAACGAGATAAATTTAAAAGTCTAAATACTACAGACCTATTGAATGTTGTTGATGAATTATCAGTCAAAGTTAATCCACCTGAAAATGCTGGAACGGTTAAGCCAAAGATAGAAAAAGATGCCTGGAAGAACATGAATGATAGCGATAAGCGTACCAATTGGCAGAGTATTTTAGACTCATATAAACGCTAGGAGTTTATAAATGGCTAATGTAACAACTACAACTGCCGCCAATTTTATTCCTGAAATGTGGTCAGATGCTCTGCTTGACTATGCAGAACGGATGTTCCGTCTTCGCAATCAAGTATCTGATTTCAGTGGAATGTTGGCAGGTGGTGGTGACACACTACATATCCCGAAGGTAACAGAAGAAACTGCGGCTGCTAAATCAGCCGACACAGCCGTTACCTATTCGGCAAACACTGACGGAAAGATTGACCTTTCTGTTGACCAACATCATTACGAAGCGAAACGGATTGAGGACATTGTTAAAGTCCAAGAATCAGCCGATCTTTTCAATATGTATGCTCGTTCAATGGGCTATGCGATTGCAAAGAAAGTAGAGAACTACTTGGCAGTTGATGTAGTCCAGAGTGCCACAGGTAACGACACAGCACTTTCTACAGATAACCAACTGACAGCCGCATTACTGCGAAGCGGTCTTGTAAAACTGCTTGACGCAGGGCATGACTACACCGATGGTAATTCTTGGCTGTATGCTTCACCCGAAGTCTATTCCTACTTGTTAGGATTGGATGAGTTTGTTCATTTCGACAAACGTGGTGACGAAGCTGGTCAGGTTTCTGGAAAAGTCGGTGATGTTTATGGTATGCCAGTCCACGTTTCAACAGATTGGGACGATGATGGCGGTACAGGCGATGAAACAGCATCTATCTTCAAGAGAGAAGCTATATATTTCGCAATGCAAATGTCACCAAGAGTACAGAGTTCATACGACATAGACTATCTTGCAACATCCGTTGTTGCTGATGTTCTGTTCGGTGCATCACTGTCTCATGCCGCAAGTTCAACATCTTGTGGTATTGTTAATTTTACTAATCCCTAATAGTTGATTAGTAATTACTTATGGTCAGGGCAGGTGGAGTCATCTGCCCTGATTTAAGGAGAAAATATGAGATACTTTAAAAACAAAGAAGGTAAGATGATTGGTAAGAAATCTCCTTCTGATGAACAAATAAAGGTTTATAAAAAAGAAGGCTTTAAAGAATGCAATGAGGATGGTAGTCCCATTAAAAAAGCATCTAAAAAAGCAAAAAAGAAATGAGAAGATTTGATTATTGGTGCAAATCCTGTGAACACAAGTTCGAGGAATTTTTAACTACAGATGCAGTTATTAGATGTCCGCTATGTAACGATGATTCAGTTAGGCGACTTATTTCTGCACCAACAATCCATATGACCACAATCTCCGACTCGAAATTAAGGGAAGAGTTCAAGGAAGATTATTATTAAATACTAAACGAGATAGCTATGAGAGTTGCCCTGCTCGGTAAGCTATTGGGAGTACCAAGATGGCAAAAAGAGAAGTAACGCATTCAGTCGTAGAAGCGTTAAACACAGACACATCAGCACAATACGACGTTCAATCCGTACTAACAGTATCCACAACAACACAGGCAATAAGCATAGGTTCAGATTATTCTTATGTTTACATACAGCCTTCTGAAGATATTTATTACACTTGGGCAACAAGTTCATCTGATGCAATAAACACATCGAATGATTTATATTTAACTGGTGGAGACAATATTTATGTTCTTCGAATTCCTCACGGAATAGGTACTGCGGTATATTTACAAATGCAGAGAAAGACTGGCACAGATTCTACTGTCAGACATTCTTTAGCTTAAGGAGGAACAATGTTAAGTAACGGACTTTTACAGAAAATAGGAAACGTAGAAGATGGCGGTACAGTAACTGGCGACCTTCGTATTGAGGGCGATTTAACTGTAGTAGGTTCTTCTACTTATGTATATGACCAGTCTGTCGAAGGCGGGTTGGTTATAGACACTACAGAAGCAGAAGCATTTTTAGTTCGCAAGTCTGGAGATTCTGGTGATGTATTCTCAATTAATTCCAGCACAGATATAGTACGAGTACACTCTCACAATGGTAGCACTACAGGTTTGCAATTAGGAGGAACGCTTGTTACTTCATCAGCTACAGAATTAAATATTTTAGACGGTGCAACTCTCTCAACTACCGAGTTAAACTATGTAGATGGCGTAACTTCTGCTATCCAAACCCAAATAGACACAAAAGCACCAACAGCAAGTCCTACATTTACAGGCACGATTACAATTGGTAGTGCAGAGATTAGTGAGACAGAGCTTGAGATTTTAGATGGGCTAACTGTAACAACGGCAGAGGTGAATGTATTAGATGGAATTACTTCAACTACTGCCGAATTAAATTATTTAGATATTACTACATTAGGTACTTTAGAAGCGTCTAAAGCATTAACAGCAGATGCTTCAGGTAATATTAATTTCAACAATGGTAATATGACTAATGTTGATATTGATAGTGGTGCTATTGATGGGACAAATATCACAGTAGGTGCTGGTAAAACATTAGATGTATCTGCTGGTACACTTACACTTGCGGCTAATCAAATTAGTGGTGATAAAATAGATGGTGGCACAATTTCAACATTCGCATCAACTGGTATTGATGATAACGCATCATCAAACGCACTTACAATAGATTCATCTCAAAATCTTGCACTTACTTCAGGTGATTTAGAAGTCTATTCTACAATTAAAACTGGTGCTGGGAATAGAGATATTACTTTAACTCCTCATGGTACAGGAGATGTTATTGTATCTTCAGGCAATGTCGGCGTAGGGACATCGAGTCCTGCGACAAATCTCCATTTACAATCATCCGATACTAACATTATTAGAATTGAAGATACTTCATCAGATGGAATTGCAAAGCTTGAATTAAAAAACGATGCAAGAACTTCAACATTTGGGCTTTTTGGAGATGATAGTGATAGTTTAAAAATTCATCACGGTGGGAATTACGTTTTCTCAATAGATACATCAGGAAATTCCACATTTGCTGGCAATGTAACAGTTAGTGATAGAGTTGTAGGTTCAGGTGATTTAATCCTCGTTACTACCGATAGTAATGAAAAGATACATATGGATTCTGATGGTTATATGAAATTTGAAACCGCTGGTAGTGAACGTATGAGAATTTTATCAGGTGGTAATGTCTGCATAGGTGGCACATCCGATGAAGGTTATAATACATTATTAAATATTGAAGGTGCTGGCGGCACAGATGATGTACCGGGAATTTTATTTAAAAATACATCTGCTTCTAATGATGAAGATATAATGGCTTTAATAGCATCACAAGGAACAGACTCCGTTGGTGCGATTAATATTAAAAGAGAAGGCAATGCAGATGATGCTTATATAGATTTTTTAACTCAAGCCAATAGCGGAAGTATGGCTGAACGAATGAGAATAACTTCTACTGGCAACGTCGGGATTGGAACTACGAGTCCATCATTGCAACAAATAAGCAATGCTACTGTATTAAATGTTCATACCTCAACTGCAAATACAAGAAGTATATTAGAATTATCAAGTGGAACAAATAATGATGACACTCATGTTGGTTCAGTATTTTTTAGCAATTCTGAAAATGCTGATGGCTCTAATATGGACGCAGATGGAAAATTAATAAGTGCTATTACCGTATTAACAGAAACTTCAGATAGTAATGGTGGTGATGATAGTGGTGGACACTTGGCTATATTTACAAAACCCGAAGCTGGTTCTTTAACTGAACGTATGAGAATTGATTCATCAGGATATGTCGGTATAGGACTTACTGACCCAAATAATCATTTTATGGTCGGAGGTTCTTCGGGTGGAGATATTGCAGTCGCACGTACCGATACAACCATTAATGATGGAGATACATTAGGTAATATATTATTTAAAGGTAAAGATGATGGTGGTAGTGGAGTTTATGGTATTGGTGCAAAAATAACTGCATTAGCAACAGAAGCTTGGAATGAAGCTACTGCTGAAGGTACAAGTCTAAATTTTTATACTACTGATAATACTACCGCTACTAACGATTTACGGATGACTATTGACGACAATGGAAAAGTAGGTATAGGAGAATCTTCACCAAGTGAGTTGATGCATATTAGCGGTGGGAATTTAAGGCTTGACCATACTCGCCCAATGATTCAGTTTGAAGAAACAGATGGCACTGCAGACCAGAATTGGCAATTAGATATGGCGGCTGGTGTATTTAGATTTCAGACAAATAATGATGCGTTTAGTTCAGCCTCTACAAAGTTGTCAATAGACCAATCAGGCAATGTCGGGATAGGTACAGATTCCCCTGATGATAAACTTCACGTTGTCGGTAACATATTTATCACAGACGGTTCTCCAGAAATCACTTTTGAAACTACAAATTCATCTCATTACAACTGGCAAATAGCCGCACAGGAAAGCGTTACTCAAACTTTAGAGTTCTCCGTAGGTAGTCAAGATGCAGATGCCAGTAATGATTCTTTTACGCCTAAAATGGTTATTAACTCCGATGGAGAAGTCGGGATTGGTTCATCTTCTCCCATATCAGTTTTAGAAGTAAAAGGAACAAATTCCGCATTAGATGGAGTAAATACTGGTCTTGTTGTCCACGATTCTGGAAGTGCAAATGCAGGTTTACAACTCATTAATAATAGTGGAAAATTTGCAATGTACGCAGACGGTTCTAATGATAGAGTGGACTTTTATATTGATGATGCTACAACAGGAAGCTCTTTTGCGAGTGGCGACAGAATAATGACCTTGAAATATGGTGGGCACGTTGGAGTAGGTATAGATACCCCAGTAAGTACAATGCACATCTATGAGGATAGTACAGCCGTTGATTCTACTGCCGGATTAACCATCGAACAGGCTGGTACTGGAGATGCTATAATACAGTTTTTGGAAACTGGTACACAACGTTGGGTAGTTGGTCTTGATAATAGTGACTCCGATAAGTTTAAAATATCATCTGACGGAGACTTAAACTCAAATGCAAGATTAACTATTGATACTTCTGGTAATGTCGGCATAGGTACGGATTCACCTGCGAATGAATCTTCTGGAACATTACTGCATATTGCTGATACTGGAGGTACTAATGCGGCACATATTAATTTAAGTGGTGGTACAGGAGGCGATGGCAATCAAACTGGTAAGATTAGCTTTTCTGACCCGGGGGATACAGATGATGCGGTAGCGTTTATTTCTTGTAATGTCGAAGGGACAGATACTAACCCGGGCGGTAGTCTGCATTTCTTCACTGCACCCGATGCTGGTTCTCCAACAGAAAGAGTTACTATTCACGAGGATGGCAATGTCGGGATTGGTACGGATAGTCCATCAGATTATAACGCTTTAGCACATAATTTAGTTGTTTATGAAAACAGTAATAGTGGTATAACGATAGGGAGTAGCACAAGTGGTACTGGGTCATTGTATTTTGCAGATGGTACTTCTGGAGATGAAGCATATAAAGGAAGTATAGAATATAGCCACTCTTCTAATGCTTTATCATTAAGAGCAAACTCAGTTGTTAGATTTGTGATTGACCCCAACTCCCGAATCTCACTTTCTAATAATGATAGCGGTGGTACTGGTGGCTCAGATAGTTTAAGTGCGAATACATTTTTGGGGTATCTAGCAGGTCAAGACATTGCATCTGGCGGTGTGGATAATACCTATTTTGGACACAAGGCTGGTAGTAATAATGCTACTGGTGATGACAATGTTTTTATTGGTTCAAATGCGGGTAAAGGTTCTCATGGAAATAGTAACAGCAACAATGTTGGAATTGGTTCAGATTGCATGTTGGCTGTTACTACTGGTAATTGGAATACGGTAATGGGTCAAGGGGCTGGTGCAAGTATCACAGACGGACATGAGAATGTTATTATAGGTCAAGAAGCTGGTGACGTTACTACTTCGGTAGGTTACTCTGTAATGGTTGGTGCTGCAGCTTGTGGCAATGGAAATGTAACTTCGGCAGCTGACGGTACGGTGGCAGTTGGATATGCATCTCTAAAGGCTCTTACGTCAGGTGGGAAAAATACAGCTATCGGATATGAGGCAGCCAATGACCTTACAACTGGTCAAGAAAATATCGCCATAGGTTATCAAGCTTTAGACGCAGCTGCTGTTGGTGAATCATATAATGTTGCTATTGGTGTTGATGCTATGGGAGCTGTTGATGAAGGGACGGCTGGTGGAGATGCTGATAAGAACATAGCCATTGGATATAATGCACTGCTCGGTGGTGACTTCGCTGGTAATGATAGACAATTACAAGGTAATATAGCTATTGGTCATCAAGCTCTTGATGCTACTTCTACAAACTCTATGACAGGTACAATAGCTATTGGTCATCAGGCTCTATCAGGGATTACGACAGGAAGTTCTAATACGGCTATAGGCTATCAGGCTATGGCGGTGGCTGATGGTGGTGAAGGTAGTAACACAGCAGTTGGATATCAAGCATTATCATCGCTTAATTCTGATGGAGCTGATGAGAATACTTGTATAGGAAATATAGCTGGAACTGCTTTGACAACTGGTTCTGATAATACTTTAATTGGTTCAGAAGCGGCGGCAAGTGCTGTAGGTGCGAGTAATCAAATTGTAATAGGTAAAAGTGCAACAGGTCAAGCGGATAACTCAGTAACACTTGGAAATGCTGATGTAACCGCAGTGTATATGGCTCAAGATAGTGGAGCTACAGTTTATTGTGCTACTGCTATGGTTGGGTTAAGCGGTACAGCTAACTCTGGAAATATTGTTGTTAATGAAGGTATATATATTGCGGCAAATAATGGAGATAATCAAATACGAGCAAATTCAGCCGGAGCTGGTTCTACCACTTTATATATTGGAAATCAGTCTATAACAACATCGTCTGATGTTCGAATTAAAGAAAATATTGTTAATACAGAAGTAAACGCTCTTTCTAAATTAAATGATTTAAGGGTGGTAGATTTTACTTGGAATGACACATCTGATGTTAGCTATAATAATCGCAATGCAAGAGGTAAATGGACAGGATTAATTGCCCAAGAAGTAATTGACCATATTCCGTATGTAGTTAATGCAGTAAGAGATAAAGAAACATTAGACCCTATTCCAGATGCTAAAAATGAAGATGGAGAAAATAGATTATGGGGAATGGAGTATGATAAACTCGTACCAATATTAATTAAAGCAGTACAAGAGCTTTCCGCAAAAGTGGAAGCATTAGAAAATAAATAACAGGAGAATAAAATGCACAAATACAAATCATTAAAATCGGCAGGTAAGGCATCTGTTAGAAAACAGGAAGCTGTAGAAGCATCTTATAATGAAGATGGCTCTATTAAATCCCACTCTGTAGATGAAGAATTGCAAGTCGTCAAGAAATGTTTTGACTCAGACACTGGTGAAGCTATGGATGATTCAGTTCGTTCTTATACGCTTTCAAAGGTAGAGCGTGAAATAGATAATTGCAAATCACAAATTGCAAAGATACAGGATGAGCAAGCCGATTGGGAACAGCTTGAAACAGATTTAAAAGCACTTTAATAACAAACAACAAGGAGTCAATAATGGCTAAAGATAAAAAAGAAAAGCCAGTCTTGAGTCTCGATAATAAAGAATACGTAATCGAAGATATGACTGACGAACAAAAGATGATGGTGAATCACATTAATGATTTACAGAATAAACAGAATACAAATCAGTTTATGGCTGACCAATTACAAGTTGGTAAAGAAGCATTTATTAATATGCTTAAAAGTAGCTTGGAAGAAGATGGCTAAGCGAATCAAATGGACAGTTAGAGTTAAAAAGGCTGATGCGATTCCGTATCAGCCTGAAATCCATCCTATTATTAAGAAAGAGGTAATTTCTAAAGGTGTAAAGCCACTAAAGGAACGCTATAGGGTGATTAATGGTCAACCAGTTACTGTCAGCCCTGAAGTTAAAGAGGTGAAACCTGTCATTAAAGAAACAATCATTAGGGAAGGCATGGCATATCAAGAGCCAAAGGAAGCTGTTTATGAGGACATTGAGATAGATTGCCTTGTTTCGGAATTACAAGATTATGGAACTTATAGATGCTATAAATCACCAATAGGTAAGATAGATGTTCCAAATGATGCAATAGAATATGAGGAAGAAGATGAATCCGATTAGTAAATCAATTCAGAAGATAGTTAATCAATATAGCGACCAATGGACTGGCGTTCATTTTTTAGCCAATCTTGGAATATGTTGGACATTGTCAAAGTTCTTTAATGATTGGACCTCTGCCATAGCTACATTTTCCATAGCGGTACTGTGGGAAGTATATGAATGGTTTGTGGAAGGTGTTGAACCTTATGGGAATATGAATAACTATATAAGAAATACCACATCTGATTTGATTGTTGCTCTTGTATGTATCTGGGCGGTGTTAGTATGAATCCGCAAAGATATTTATTGATACTTAAGGATAATCATGGCAAAGATTGATGATTCTCTTAATGTCACTCTCAATATCAAATGGTTGGTGCAGTTATGTGTGCTGATTGGATCAATGGTATGGGCATGGTTTTCTATAACATCAGATTTAGAAAAGAATTTAATAGAGGTTGCAGACCTACGAGAGCGAGTGGTCGAGCAACATGAGGATATACAAAGACGGTTGCAAGTGCTAGAGGATGCAAGGGCAACTGCTTTGGACGAAGTTAACAAAGGAATGATGAAAAGATTATTTGGAAATGAATAATGGACGAAAAAATTGTAATGGCAATAATCGGCATTATAGGTGGCTTAATTACATTCCTTCAAAAAGTTTTATATGGACAAGGTAAGGCAAACTACGAGATCATAGTGAAGTTGATTGACAGATTTAATAAATCAGACCAAAGGGTAGAGCAGATTGCTGATGAACTCGGAGAAAGTGCTGATCGTAGACATGAGAAACTTACAGAGGGTATAAATGCCGTAAGGGATGATATTAACTGGCTAAAGGGGAAGATGGATAATAAATGAATAAGAAAGCCGTTGAAGAATATAGGGACTCTGTTCAGTCTCGACTTGAGGAGTTGACAGTCAATCAGGCAAAGCAGTCATCTGATATTATACATATAAAAGAATCTGTTGGCAGATTAGAAACATTAGTTAAAGAACAAAATGGAAGAGTGAGAAAGAACGAACAGCTCCTGTCTGCTATATCAGCAATAGGTGGAGTTGTTTCGATTATTTTCGCTGGGTTCATTGGTTGGTTATTTAAAATAAGAGGTTAGAATGTTAGAATACATAACAGCTAAATTAGGAATGGAAGCAGTACAGTGGTCAATCGCAGGGGTTGGCGGTATTGGTGTAGCCTGGGCATTAAAAAAGATACCAAACGCTACAATCAAGGCTAAATTTGGAATGATGATGTACGGATTAGGTGTAGCATCTACACTTGGACTATCAAAATGGTCTTGGACAAAAAATCTTTGGAATAAGACAATTGAGCCTTGGATTATTGATGCTATTGATAATATAATAGGGCATGGGATCGCAGAATTCATTAGAGGATTAAGATCGGATGATTAATGCCTAGATTTGGTAAAAGAAGTAAAGCAAGATTATCAACCTGTGACTCTAGGTTACAGAATTTGTTTAATGAGGTAATCAAGCATTTTGACTGCTCTGTGTTGGAGGGTCATCGTGGAGAAAAAGAACAAAACGAGGCTTACGCAAAGGGGAATAGCAAGTTGCGTTACCCTGATGGTAAGCATAATAAAATTCCGTCTGTTGCTGTGGATGTTGTCCCTTACCCGATTGATTGGCAAGACAGAGAAAGAATGACTTATTTCGCTGGGTTTGTTATGGGGATAGCATCGGGTATGGGTTTAAAAATAAGATGGGGCGGTGATTGGAATATGAATACAGAATTAAAGGATAATAACTTTGATGACCTGCCCCATTTTGAGATTAGGGATTAAGAGTGGCAAAACAACATCTATCAGAATATAGCAGTACAGAAGCATTAAATATCATCGCTTGGGGAAGCCCACTCGCATTAGATTCTTATGATACAAGACAAGGATATAAAGTCGTTCACAAGTTCGGACACAACACTGATATTGACAGTTCCTATGAAACCTTATGGAGTGCAGGTGGCAATTATTCATATTTAAGCAGTGCTACCACTCTTAAAATATCAAGTGCTGATGCAAATGATGACGATGGAGATACTGGTGCAAGAACAGTTCTCATTCAAGGTTTGGATACAAACTACAATGAGATTGAAGAAACTGTTACGCTTGATGGTCAAACTGCTATAAATACTTCTAATGAATATTTGAGAGTATATAGAATGATTGTTCAAACGGCTGGAAGTTCAAATCATAATGAAGGTATCGTATATGCTGGTACAGGTACGGTAACAAGTGGAGTTCCAGCTAATATCTATGCAGAAATCCCAGCCGAATACAATCAAACAATGATGGCGGTATATACTATCCCAGCAGATAAAACGGGCTATATGACCACTTTCTATGCTTCTCCAGATAGTCAAGCATCCTTCCAAACGCAATTATTATTTGGCAATTCTGATGGAATTATGAGAGTTCGGAATCAGCTTCATGCTTATCAAACACAAGCGATGTTTGATTACAGACCATATCTAAAGATTGATGAAAAAACAGATGTTGAGTTGAGATGTGCAGTTGGTACGGCTAACACAGAGTTTGGCGGTGGGTTTAGTATAATATTAATAGATAATGATTAAGGAATATCATGGCAACATATGCAACAAATAGAGATTTAAAAGACGTATTCGCATCAATAGATGAATTTGATACTAAAACACCAGTATACGGATGGGTTGTGGATTCAGGGAGTAGGTATAAAGCAGATAACTCTGGGCTAGTGACTGTATTATTTGCCAATGGTGCAGATTTAGGTGCAGCACAATCTGGCTCATCTGATGTAGATACTAACGGAGAATGGTATTATGACTCGGGTGCTGATGTAGTATATTATTACAATGATGCGACTAACCCAAATGATATGCTTATGGAGTCAGGCGAGGACTTTGAGACACTCAAGACTCGCTATTTAGCTAAAGCATCACAATATTTAGACTCAATGCTTGATGCCAGGCTACCAAGAGAGCAATTTAAAGATAAAGATGGTAATTATGACTATATGATTATTCGCACTACAGCATTATTGGCTTGTAGTTTTTTAATTCGTGCCTCTCAACCTACATCTGAAATAGCAGATGCCCTATTCAATGAGGCTAATACCAATCTAGCTATGCTCAACGAGGGTAATGCAAAGCTATCCTGGCAGGTGAGTGGAGATTCCTCCAAGGGTATTATTCGAGAGAGTTCTGTATCGGGATCATTGAGAGTTGTAGACACTAAAGGTCAATATGAAGGTGTATATGATAAGATAGGTGTAAAGGTTGTAACTGCTGGTGCAATAGGGACTGCACAATACTCTTATTGGGCTAAAGACTCGGATGCACTGGGATCGGAACGTATGAACAATAGCGACACAGCCTCATACACAGACACAATTAATGGCACATATCAACCTGTAGGCAATGGTTTATATATACGCTTCGCAGGAGATACAGGCGATACCGCTACATTGAATGACAAATGGGAAATAGAAGTACATGGAAGATCTGAAACAGCAGATTTAGCTTATCCAGGCAACATTAGAATGACACGCAGATGATTACTTTTACAAACATTTGGGAAACAAAAATTTTAGATACTATTCGTAGTTTCTTAAACACAGAATTTGCTGGTACGATACCAGTTTACACAGGAGATTTTAAAGATATGGG